GTCATTACAAGCACAATCGCGCCGCCAGGTTGCAAACGTTGCCTAGGACCAGAAGTATACCACTCGTAATGAGACTCAAGTACAGAAGGGCTAAGCGCATCCTGCTCTGAGTGAGGATCATCAATAACAAGAAGATCAGCACCACGGCCGGTAATTGCGCCACCAACACCAGCAGCAAAATACTCCCCGCCATGATTTGACTCCCAACGTCCAGCAGCCTTAGAATCAGCCGCAAGGGTAACATTAGGAAATACTTTAGCGTATTCATCGGATTCCAGTAAATTTTTTGTTTTTCTTCCAAAACGAATGGACAATTCGCCCGTATGGGTTGTTTGTATCAGCTTTGCCTTTGGATTTCTACCCATAAAGAACGCCGGAAAGAGATGTGACGCAAATTCGGATTTTGTGTGCCTTGGGGGCATGTTTACGATCAAACGCTTCAATTCTCCATTCGCAACGCGATTCAGCTTCTCAGCATAGACCTTGTGATGGTGTCCCTGCACGAAATCGGGCCAAACCATCCTAACAAACTGCAAAAAGTCCTTTTGCCCCTTTTCCTGCCTCTCAACCAAGGCTTTACGGAGAATCAGCTTCAGGGTATTCGTATCCAAGGATTCTAGATTAGAAACGTTTTTCATTTTTTAAAAATTTTTTAATTAGGGTACCTTATATCACATCTAAAACGAATTTTCAACAGATTGTCACTGTCAAACAGTGTTCAGCTTTTTTCAAAGCATGCTTTTTGTAAAAAGGGGGGGTTGGGGGGTCTATGAGGTGGATTGTAGACCGGGCGGCGAGCGGAGCGAGCCGCAAAGAGTAATGCCCGGGCGAAGTTATCCACAGGTTATTAACAGCTTATCCCGGGCGAAGTTATCCACAGGTTATCCACAACTTTCTTTAAATAATACAATTCACTGTTATTTAGCTATATCAATCACAATCAATTAATATAATGTAATACTTGTTTAATCAAATCACAAGGAGAATTAGAAATGAATAAACATCAATTTGTAAGAAAAGTTAGAACTAACACATTCAAGGTTAGATTTAACAATGCACGAGGTGAAGATAAGAAAGTCCGTTGTGCAATTCTTGGTGACTTAATGAAGCACAAGCAAGTTGACCCAACTGCACCAACAAAACAGTATGATGGTCAAAGAATATTACTTTACAATGTTCTAACTAATCATTGGTTTGTTGTTGATTGTGGTCAAATACTAGAGCTTACTGTTCATAAGCACCATAAAGCTATTAACAGAATGGGGTTATTCAATGCCTAAAGGTAGAGAAATCATAACTGTTAACAATACAAACATTACTCCACTAATCACAGAATTAGTGGAGTATGTTAAAACTCAAAAAGCCATTGAGGGTATCGAACTTCAGGATTTAATTAAAATGCCTAAAGCAAATCACCCTGACTGGAAAATCATCTGTGGTATTTTATGCAATGCCATAGTCGAATGGGCAGCAGAAAATAAAGAGGAAGGGGGAAAAGATTTATTGGCTCATTTACAGAATGATGTAGGATATATCCTGCAAAAACTAGGTTTGACTTAATCATTCCTTGATGATTGGAAAAGGGCGTTAGCAATAACGCCCTTTTTTTATGCCCAATGTTCACGACCCGTTCCAGCGGGATCCCCGGGAACTTCCAGGAATTTTAATATCCCATATTATAATGTTAAGGGGAGTTTGGGGAGTTTTGTCCCGCGGGCGCCTGTCGCCCGGGAATGTGGATAAGCTGTGTGTAATGTGTGTATAGTGTAAGGGGAGTTTGGGGAGTTTCACCCCAAACCCTATATTTATGCTCGAATTGTGGTAAAGACCACGCTTCTGGTCAGTTTATCGAAACCGTTCCGCAAAACGAGAAACAGAGAGGTCAGTAAACCGATTGCTTCACTCTATTTCTATTATTAATATAACATCTACGAATCCAACTTACAACCCCCAATTAAATTATCTTGTGGATAACTTTGAGAAGTATAATGCTTGACGAAGACGCCCGGCGCCCGGTGCGTCCCAGCTCCGCGATCCACGCACCAATATACTTGGGTCGTAATCTTCAGGGAGTTCTGGGGAGTTTACAGGAGATGCTGCAGCAGCTGGTAGCCCAAATAGCAAAAAATGGCTATTTTCAGCGGTATTAATAGTGTCAATAAGTGGTCCATATTTCTAACCAGGACTATATCACATCCCGGCCTGAAAGTCAAGAAGAGAATTGGCGGAAATCAAGGAAAAAATTAAAAAAGAAGCTTGACTAAACCCCGGGCGCGCCCGGTGCGCGTAAGAGTTATCCACAGGTTATCCCGGTCTTTGGGTAATTAGGTCTTGACGGGAGTTTCGGAGTTTTGCGAATCATGTTAGTACATTACTACTGATTGCAGGGAACCCCTACTCCTCCTCTAGAGGTTAATTTGCTATTGCATTATCAACCTCGGTAGTTTCGGCATTTCTGCCGAATCTATTTGCTCTGTCTACATTTTCCCTCATCTGTGGAACTATACCATTATAGTGTCCAAGTATGGTTTCCAATGTAGCATTGTTTTTGTTTAATGCTTTGGTAATGTCCATTATGGCATTAGTAAGCATTTCTATCTGCTCATCAGTCATTTTTACTCCTCTCTAGTTCTATTTCTAATGAACTAATGTATGTATACACTATTTTGAACAAAAGTCAACCCCTTAAATTAATTTATTTTATGGGATACTATTTTATCCCATAAAGTATTTACGGGATACTTCCCGTGTCAACCGACTGGTTTTCCCGGGCGCCGGGAACTGGCTACACAGGACACGCCAGTCTTGGATCTTGGGTAAAATGGCTGTTTTCCGGGAGTTTTGGAGCTTGAGCTGGGCTGTAACCTGCAACCAGGTGGCAGCTGCGTGCTTCCTGTCCTCCCGGGCGAAAAATAATGGCTGATTTCCGCCCTTTTCCAACCGTGAAGTCAGTCAGGAACGCACCGGGCGCCCCGGTCGTTCCAGCTCACCTATATCTTGTGCCTGAATGTCGAAATATATACCATATGAGGGGAGTTTCGGAGTTTGAAGCTCCTGTCAGGATGTCAGTGGCCAGGATCCCGGGAAACAGGACTGCATATCGTGGCACAATTTATCCGAATATACTATATGAGGGGAGTTTGGGAGTTTGATCCACTCGTTTCCCGGCGCCCGCTGCGGGCCCGGTGGAGAGTTATCCACAGGTTATCCACAAAACTAAAGTATTACGAGGGGAGTTTCGGAGTTTCAAGCACCGCGGAGCGCAAATCAAGGTCCGCGAGCCGTCCTTCGTACAACCCGGGCACTTGGTCCACTGTTTTTTGGCCGAGGTGCTCGGTCCACGCACCCGAAAACAGTTTAACGTAGTCCTTGGTTCTCGACCCAGCAAGGATGAATATTGGAGCGTTCAGCCTGGCATGACGCATATTCCACCCTATTTGAAAGGGTGAGAGCTTTATCTTCTTATTATGCTGGATTAACTTCAACTCAATCGTAAAGAATCCTGTAACATTGTGAAATATTAGGCAATCAGGGAATCCTGGTGTAACATAACTTTCAAGGCGTGAAACAATGTAATCACCACCTTCTAATAATCTCTTTACATTCTTCCAAAAAGTTGTTTCCGGTTTTACGGTCATACTTTTTCTTGTCTTTTACTATCCTCTGCTTGTACTGGGGTGATGTCCTTAATTCCTTCGCTACCGGATTTCTCTTCGACCGAAAGGACAGTTTTATCTCCCTCTTTTTTAAATTTTCCATCTAGTCCTAACTCTTTCAATTGTTTTAAAACGTCTTCACGGGACATAGAATCAATACTTCCTGTCCTGATTTCTTTGCGGTCAATGTACAGTCCTGCGGCCTGCCCTCGCAACCGCTCAGCATTAACGGCAGCAGAATAAGACTTCTCATTAAGAGCTTTCTCACGCAACCTAGCCAACTCCTGTACGTGTTTTTGTAGTTTAACCTCATGCGTCTTCTCCAATTCAGCTCTTCGTTTAATAACAGCATCCACCACTTTTGGATACCGTCTGCCGTTTAACAACACGGAAGCGGTCACGTTGGCAGATGCCTCTGAATAACCTGCCTGTCTTGCACACTCCGTTGGTGTCAATCTACCCTCATTCTCGGAATAGATTTTAACAAACACTTTTTGCTTGTCAGTCAATCCTTCACCGTCTTTTGGGTGCTTTAAAGACATGTCTTTGGTATTGCCAGTGGTATTGGCAATTCTTTTATCTACCATGACCCTTAACCCATTGATATACGTATATTTTTAATCATTTTAATATAAAAAAAACAAAAAACTTCCTTGCGTCGTTTAGACTCGTAATACCTTCGTAATACCATATTGTTTATATTTTTCAATAGTTTATACCAAAAGGTATTACGGTATTGTCTATTTCCCGGTAAATAAAAAAACAAAAAACTTTTTATCACTGAGATCATATTACAATACCCTAATACCACGTTTCATGTTGTTTTTAAAGGTAATATATCCTCTCTCACGAAGGCAGTGAAGATACCTGTGAACGGCTGACTTTGTCCTCAAACCGCACAATTGAGACAGTTCCTCGTAGCTTGGTGAAAATTCATTGGTTTTGATGTATTTCTTTATTATGTCAAGGATTTTCTTCTGGTTTCTCGTGATGCCAAAATACTTCTTGACAGGCTTTCTTATGTTGTGGTGTGGACGCCTGGTTTGCCGTACCTTTCCGGTTTTGGTGTCCGTCTTCATCTTATTTCCGGTCGTATGTTTTATCGGCCCTTCCTGGGAATTCATCATATCCTTTTGCGTCAGGATTGGGACCGTAGTATTTTCTTAATTTGGCGAACATGTCCTTCTTGCCTTCGTTGTTGACAGTTTCCTCCGTTATTGAGTCATACAGCTCTTTCTGAAGTTTTTTGTCATCGGCTGACAGTTTTTTAGGCCTGTATTTGTATTCCGGAAGCTTGCCCCAGGTAACCCTGATTCCCACTGGAGCCCTCCACCTGATCATTCCAGTCTTGGAATTCTGGTGCGCACCGGTCCATGAACTGGGACCGTGGTATTTTTCCGTTACGTAATCGTAACACTCCTTCCTGGAGGGGAACTGCACCACTTCCTTGCTAAGCAGTTCAGCGTCCTTCCAGACATTAATCTCGAATCTCTCCATAGCTTTCTACCAAATATTCTATTTTCTTTACCCAACCCTTAGGTATTGTGATGTATCTTCCGCCTTCCTTGTCCTCTTCCTTTGTCTCCTGTGGATCCAGGCACCATGATCCCATGATTGTGACCCGCAGCTCATCATTGCGTATCATCCATCCTATGTCAACGCACGTTGCCAGTTTGGCGTCCCTCATTTTTCCAAGGGGAACCCATCCCGTGTCACCGTCCATTGCGTCCATCCACGTTATCTTGACCATCGGCCAGCAATGTGGATATTTACTCGATGGTGAACTGTTCTTCTTTTGTTCCGTCTCCGCTTCGTTCAAATCTTGCATTGTCCTCATCATCCCTGTGACTGTGTCCTTCCCTTATTACTTCCATGATCTGCGCCTTTGTTTGCAGCCGTACCTCATAGTCCTGGAATACCACCACCCAAAATCGGGCTTCTCCACCCTGTGTGGTTGTGGCTTTTCCCGCCTTGAAGTTTTCCACCGTCTTGCGGAAACCCATGGACAGCAGCTCCTGCAGCCTTGACTTGAACAGCACGCGATCAGACATGTCCTCAAAACGAACGTACCAGGAGGGTTTCTCCGTCAACCCCGTCTTGGGATTGATGGCTCCTTCCTCCACCTGAAACATGTCTATTATTTTTTTAGTTGACATTATTGCCTCCCCATTTACGGCTTAGTTTATTGAAAGCCATCTCCAACTTCTCCTCATCAAACCCTTCCATGCCCTTTATCTTTTTTCTTTCAGTGCGGTCATTTAAAAATTCATCAACTAAATCAAGTATTAAAGGTGTGGGGATGGGATGTCCATGAATTTTTACCTCCGTGGAAATCCTGCCCACAACTCGGGGGAGATCATCTAAGTTTATTTCACACTCCATTATTATCTTTATTATGTCATTTCCTGCTTTTGTCAGCGATTTCATTTCTTCACCTTTTTGGGTTCCCTGATTTTGATTCCTTTTGCTTCCGCTTCCTTCTTGATCAACACCATCATCTGCTGTCCCGGCCCACGCATCGCGTCCAGCCCCATCCGCACCAAGGCGTCATAGTATGGTTCCTTGATCGCAACCGATTTGTACTTGTTGTCCTCAACCACGCTTCTTTTTCCTCTTGAATTTTTTGTTCATTCTTTGCAGTATCCTCCCCATGAAATGCTTTCCGGTTCCCGGAGGGCGGTTTATGGAACCATTCACTTGTACATGCATGGTCCCTGCATTCTTGAATTCTCTTTTCCATCCACTGGCCATTTAAAATTCCACCCTTCCCCATTTCTGTTGATCATTCTTGTCATTCGGATTCACTTCGTTAAGGAAGACTATTACGCCTTTTTCATCATGGTAGGGATAGAAATGACGTGCCCAACTTAAATCACGCTCCAAATCTTTTTTATCCATGGGTATGTTAACTTCAAATTTTTTAAGATATTCCTTAACTTTTTCAGGATCAAATAATACCCTATGCTTCCTGTTATCCCCCATCTTCATGTGAGGAATTTCTTTCATCCTTCTGTTAATGGTTCCGAGGCTGACCCCAAGCGAATTAGCTAATTCGTTTTTTGACATGTAATTATTCATGTTTTTCCTTCTTTCTAAGTTTTATTTCTTCCACGAAAAGAACCTTCCTTCCGTGCTTATCCACACGCACACTGACGCGCGCGAGGAAATCCTTTAATGTAATTTTTTTATACATTAACTCCCTTCACTGGGTTGTCCAGCGTAAAATGCACATTGAAGGCAAGCGACCTACGCTCACCCTTTGACCGAAACGGATACACCTGGTGCGTCAGCCATGAGGGAAACAGGTAAAAGTCCCCAACCTCCGGCTTCGCGATGTAACTGTGACGCGCAAAATGATTTGGCATGGAGCCCAGAAACTCCAGGCATCCGGCCGTTGGGTGGTGGTCCTCCTTTTCATACTCAGCGTTGAATCCCGGTGGAATCTTAAGAAACGCAACGCCGGACAGGTTCGCGTCATGAATGTGCATGGGATTAAAATCCCCCGCCACCTGTGATACCACCCATACGCGAAACGCAACCTTGCTGCCGTCAGCGGGTTCCTTGTCAATCGTGTGCTTGTAGTATGTCTTTGACATCGTAATGAGAAACTCCGCAAGATTTTTAATCCTGTTGTGGTCTATCGCAATTTCCTTCTTGACATTGCCCGCAAGATTGTGTGACCAGTCATGCTCCTCACTCAGCTTGTCATCATGAAGGATCCTGTCAGCTTCCGCGTTCAGAAGGTTGGTAAATCCCTGCGGCATCTTGGTCTTCAGTATGCTTGGACCAAAAGGCTGATAGATGTCATATTGCAGCTCCTGGTTAGTCACCGTTTGTTCCTTCCCATTTGTCGAAGTCATAACCCGCGTCCTCGAACTCCCCGTCTTCAATGATCTCGTTGATCTTCTCAACGATCGTTTCCTCCTTTGCGTGAAGCGCCTCGAGCTTTGTGAGCTCTTTCCTGATTTTTTCCAGTGGTGTTAGTCTCTTTCTTGTCTTAGCTTTTTTCTTAGCTTTTTTAGCCATAATTAACTCCTATAGTTTTTCAATCTTGTCAATCCACTCCCGAATGAGTGGCTTGCCCAACTGCATTGGACCCTGTAAGTATTGCCCTGATCCATCATGTGATACATACTTAAGCGTTCGTATCATCGCGTCTTCCTCGTTCTTAGCCCGTATTGTATAAGCGAACGTATATTCCCTTTTCGTGACAATGCGGTAGGTGTTCTTTTCCTCGCCTTTCTCAACATGGAACGTATCCATTCCGCCAATGCGTTTTTCAATCTTCCCTTCCTGCGGACGCTCAAATTTGACTTTTGGTTCCCTGTATTTTTTTGAATCCTCAAGTGCCTGCTTAGTCCGTCTCTCACGAATTTTGTTTCGCTCTGACTGTATGTATTTGTTCTTCTGCTCATTCATCTTTCACGACAGCACGCCTATGATCCAGAGCGTTCCGAATGCGATAAAAAAAATTGTCACTGGTTCCATGTTACCTCCTCAATTCCGTACTCGTAACGGCGGGTGAGAATTGTGTAGATCCTCTCCCACCTGTTGCGATCGAGCAACTCTTTGTTCGTCTTGGGAAAGCGAAGTGCCTTCTTTCCAAGACGGTCTTTTTCCTTTAATAACCTGTCGTATAAACTCATTTTTGTCCTTTTTAAGGGGTGCAAGCCGAATGACTCCGTTTATTGCACCCCTGGATTAAGCACATGTTACCAATGCCTAAACTGTTTAGGAGCTTTCGTGGGTCTTGGATGAACGCACCCACAACCTTTCCCGGCAAATCATCCATTACAATGATAACGGTACTCAGTACCCAACTCCAGTCCTTCACCCATTGGGGCATATCCCCCGGAGCCGTTGCTTTACAACTTTGCACTTGTTGTTCAGCCAGAAAGTAACACTAATTGCAATCAGTGTCGTTCTCTCCTAAAGCAAGGCCAAGTTCTGTTGCGGCGTCATCGTCATTCGTGACCAACGCCCGATCGTCTTGGCCTTGCTTTAAGAGATCAGTTCTTTCCCCCTCAAACTTGGGATTAAGATAGTAAAGCATTAGAATATCCATTGCAATACTATCCAAAATCCTATTACCCACAGGGCGATGTTCAACAATCCGCAAATCATCTTTTTATCGCCATGTATTCGTAATCCATTTCACCGTGTTTTTTCTGGACCAGCGTAACCTTGCCGTTCTCGTACTGTTCCATTACATAGCGCTGGAATCGAAGTATTTTCGGATGATCCTCATGTTTTACCTTGTCATAGGGCTGCAGCCAAGGGTCGCAAAGGTAACCGCGGAAATACGTAATGCGCGCACCTTTTCGAGCTTTTCTCAGCCATTCATCCAGTCTTTTCTTTCCTATCATAATTTCCCTCCCCTTTACCGCGGCACCGAAGAAGTCCTCAACAACCGCAAAAAGTGGATAGTTAAAATTATTTTTCTCAACCACTAAATTATTCATCATATGGAACTATATATAACAATTTATAACAAATGTCAAGTTATTTTATTAACATAATTTGTTATAATTTTTTCCAGGAATTCTGCCATTTTTTGCAACAATTTTTTTGTTGATTTTCCGCCATAAATCTGCTAAAGAATGGTTCTCAACTTCATTTCATCTCGGTGGACCTTGTGAGCACATTCGTTGCTCCAAGGTCCCTTTTTTAAGGGCATTAATCGTGACACGCAGGGTCAGAATTATCTGGTATAAATTCAAAAAGTGGTTAAAATACGAGCCTCATAAATCATACATGAGAGGAAAATGATTAAAATATGGTTTTTACTGGTGGTTATGTCCATGCCAAACGAACCCACGGTTAAATATATGGGATCCATATATCCCTCAGAGGATGACTGTTTAAAAGCGCAAATAGATTTTTTAAATGCGTACGAAGCCAAACCACAAAACTACAAGGAAAAATTGGTTACTGACGCATTTTGTTTACCTTTTGACGCATTTCCTGTACAAGGCATGAATTACAAGGATTCATCATTTGGCGCATAGCCTGGAGGGCACATGAAGTTTTGGTTGAAGATAACAGCATTAACGGTAATCCTGATACTAGTCTCAACATGGGCTAGACCTGTACTGGCAGACGACACAAACACCCAGACGAACACGAGTGGCAGCAACACAAACATCACGGGAGGGTATGAGAGCACTTCCGAGACCAATTATGCGGACGGATCAACGAACACAACGACAACGAACAATGACACGACAAACACAACCACCAGCAACTCTACCGTACCACCCCCTTCAGCCAATTCACCAAGTTACTCCAGCATGTCTCAGGAT